CTGTTTATATAAATGGAGTAGCACAAGGTACTATGTCTTATACACAATCAAGTTCTACTGACCCTGAAACAGGATATTTTATAGGTGCTCAAGATGCTTCAGGTGGTGTTACAGTGCATATGAATGGAAATATATCAGAAGTTGTTCATTATAATGTTGGATTAACTGCTAATCAAGTTAAAACCATATACAATGGTAGAGAACCTTACAATCACAAAGAAGGTGTAGCATCAGGCAATTTACAGGCTTGGTATAGAATGGGTGATGGAGTATTGGATAGTAAGCATCTTGCAGAAACTGACACACAAGCAATTTCAGATATGGTTACACCAACACTTGGTAATGATTTATTTGATGCAGATGCTTATGCAAGTGGAACTGGTGGTTGGGAAGTTTATTCAAACAATACAGTAGAAAATGATAGTGGAGCAATAAAAATAACTTATGTAGATAGTGCAAGTGGAGCATATCTTTATTTAAGGAATGCAAAAGATTTATCTTCTGATTTAACAGTTGGTAAACTATATAAAATTAAATTTGATGCAAAAGTAAATACAGGTTCAGTTACATTTGAAGTTGTTACAGCAAGTGGTTCTAATGGACCTACTTGGGTAGTAACAAATACAGATTTTTCAACTATTGAAGGTTATTTTAAAGCAGGTCATACTACTAATTGTTATTTAAGGGCAAAATCTATGGGTGCAGGAGAAATTGCATATTGGAACAATATAACATTACAAGAAGTAGGTGGGAATGCAGCAATAATGCAAAATATGAGTAATGTTGACTTTGAAGGAGATACACCATAATGAAATATTCTAATAGAAAATGGGTTATAGTAAATGTATCTGATATAACAGATGAAATGATAGTAAGTGCAATACAATCATCTATGGCTACACTAAGAAAAACATTAGATGGCAGCAAGGCTATATTAAAGTTTGATGGTGATACTCCAAGTTGTTTTGATGGACTAACTACTTACAATCATAGTGAGATATTAGCAGAACTTGCTAAGAGTGATTGGACTTCTTCAGAAGAATGAGTTTATTAGATAAAATCAAAGAGCATGAAGGCTTCAAGTCTACAGTATATGAATGCACAGAAGGTTATGATACTATAGGATATGGTTTTGCAGTTAAGGACTTAGAACTAACTGAAGATATAGCAGAACAAATACTAATACAAAAGATTGCAGAGTTAGAATCTAAGATTAGTAAAAAGTTTGAATGGTATCATACTGCACCACAAGAAGCAAAAGAAGTAGTTATTAATATGTGTTACCAGCTTGGATTATCAGGCTTTAGTAAATTCAAAAAGACAATATATTTATTAGAAACAGAACAATATGAAGAAGCATCAATAGAAATGCTTGATTCTTTATGGGCAAAACAAACACCAAGAAGAGCAAAAGAACTAAGTGAGGTTATAAGAAGTCTATGAATAAAAAAGACACAGAGGTGGTTCTTACACATCTTAAATACATTAAAGAAAAAGTTGATGCAAATTATAAACATTTAGAAAAAGTAAATGGTAGATTAAATAAAGCAGAATCTAATATATCAAGAATTGTAGGTATAGGTTCAGGAATCACATTTGTAGTTGCAAGTGTTTTAGGGTATTTTATAAAGGAATAAATATATGGAACTTGTTTGTCCTAATTGCTTTAGTTTACAACTGGGAAAAGAAGGTTGGCACAGAGGTAGACAAAGATATAAATGTAAAAAATGCAATCACAAAACAATATATCCATTATCACCTGATGATGCAGATATACTAAGGGCAAATGTTAAGTTAGCCAAACAAAAGCAATCCATTCAAGATTTAAACAGAATTGAAAGAAAGTCATTTAGAGAATATGCAAGGATAGAAAATGCAATATCTAAATACAATAGTAAATTAGCAGAGATTTTTGACAACTATAAACTAAGTAAGCTAACTAAATCACATAAACAAAAGAATAAGTCTTGTGGTGTTATTCAGTTTAGTGATTTGCATTTTAATGAATTGGTTGATTTAGAGCATAATAAGTATGACTTTAAGGTTGCATCTAAAAGATGTAAATACTTTGTTAAAAGGGCAATATCTTTCTTTAAATCACAAGATGTAAGCAATATACTTATAGCAATGACAGGTGATTTGTTAAATAGTGATAGAAGATTAGATGAATTATTATCTATGGCTACTAATAGAGCAAAGGCTACATTCTTAGCAGTAGATATATTTCAACAGATTATTTTAGAGTTAAACAAACACTTTAATGTATCAGTTGCAGCAGTTACAGGCAATGAATCAAGAGTTAAGAAAGACTGGGGCTGGAGTAAAATGTTAGCATCTGATAATTATGATTTTACTATATTTAAGACATTAGAATATTTATTTAGAGATAGTAAAGTAAACTTTATACAAGGTGACCCTACTGAGATGGTAGTAGAGGTTGCAGGACAAAATTTATTGTTATTACATGGTAATGGTTCAATTAAAAAAGGATTAGATACAAGTGTAACACAGATTATGGGCAGATATAGTGCAAGAGGAACTAAAATACATTATGTTATATTTGGACATGTTCATAGTGCAAGAGTAGGAGATAATTTTAGTAGAAGCAGTAGTATGGTAGGAAGTAATGATTATAGTGAAAAAGGTTTAGGATTATCAGGCAGAGCATCACAGAACTGCTATGTCTTTTATAAAAATGGCAATAGAGATGGTATAAAAATAGATTTGCAAAACTATGATGATGATATGTATAATATAGATGAATCATTAGAAGCATACAATGCAAAGAGCTTAAACAAGATTAACAAAGGTGAAACAATATTTAAAGTAATAGTATGATAGGAGTATATGGACACAAAGATTATAGAGAACTTGTTAGGAGAATACAGTTGGCTTATTATAACTGGATTTGTGTTTTTAATAGCAAGAACTACCTTAGAATCTGCAATAAGTGGACTTAAAGTATTTTTAGGTGATGATTTAAATACTGATGATGTTATTATTATAAATATAAATGGTGAATCAAGACCAGCAAGAGTAGTAAGATGTGGTTTATGGAAGACAATATTATTTGTATATGAGGTTGGTTGCACAGATGGTAAACCTTATATAAAAGGTGGTAACAAGGTTGCAATACAGAATGATACTTTAAAAGATTATGTAATTGAGAAACCATTACCAATGTTAGATTTAAAAAAATGGGACAATTGTAATGATTAAAATAATTTTATTTGCAATAGGATTTAGTATTGTTTTTTTTGGTGGTATAATATTAATAGATAAAGGGTGGATACATCAAGATGACTTTAGATAAAGAAAAAGAAATAATGTGGAAGGCTATTAACAAGCAAGGTAGATATATAGAACAGCTTGAAATTATGGTAGCACATCTAAAGAAAGATTCACACCCACCTGTGTTTAAAGAATCACAATTTAAAGAATTAGATGAAAGATTGAAATATGTGGAAGCATGGATAAATAACATAGAACTAATAGACAAAGGAGAACTTAACTAATGGAATTATTAACTAATAACTGGGAATGGTTTTTATTGGCACTTTATGTGCTTGAAAAAGGTATTAAGCTAAGTCCATCTAAAAAAGATGATTTTGTATGGGATATGCTTTTAAAACCTATTATAGATAAAATCAAGAAGTAATGTTACAAGTACTATTAGGCAAATGGATTGCCAAAAAAGGTGGTGTAGCAGTTCTTCTTCTTATAGGTGATTTGATTGTTAAAACAACTAAATCAAAAAAAGATGATGAATTGTGGAAGAAAATAAAACCAATAATAAAGAAGTATAGGTAATGTCAATATCATCAATTAAAAAAGCATTAAAGAATGTTTTTCAAGGGAAGCTAAAAAACATAGTTTCCCTTGCTGATGATAGTCCTATTGACAATCATTTAAAGTGCTTAAAGATAGGAGATGGGCATACACCATTAGAACTATCTGAAGATGAAGTATGTTATAAAGGCAAAGAAATAGTAGCAGGTGATATAGAAGGAACAGGAATTAAATCTACTGGTGAAACAGGTGGGACTAAATTTCTTAGAGAAGATGGTGATGGCACTTGTTCTTGGCAAACAGCAGGAGGTTCAAGCACAACATTTAGATGGTTACTAAAAGGTGGATTTAATGCTGGTTATGATGACAATCAAATTTTTATACCATTAGGTGGGAGAGAATTGGAAAGACCAATTACACAAACAAGTATGAATGAACACCTTGCTTTTGTTCCACCCTATGATGGCTATATAAATCAAGTTGTATTTAGAAGTGAAGAGGCTTGTGGTTCAACAGTAGTTGGATTACATAGGTCAGCAACAGGAACAGAGATACCTAATCAAACAGCAAGTAATACTGTAACTGTTGATATGACAACAGATGACACACCATATAAGTTTGCTTTTGGTGCAAGTGCAAGTTTTAATGCTGGTGAAATATTGGGCATTTCAATGAATCCTACTAATGACCCTAATGATACAGTCTTTACAGTAGAATTTATTTTAGATAGTTCATCAGGTTTGTAAAATTAAATTAAATGTTTTAAAAAATAATTAATATGTTATATTATAATATCAATAAAGGTAAAAATTTATGAGTTTAACAGGAAAATCACCATCAGAAACATACAAAGACATTGCTTATGTAGATAATAGCAATAATGGTGTTACTACTTCTTTAAAGCAGGTTAAAACAGGTAATGGTTCAAGCACAGCATTACAAGTTTCTGATAGGTCTTTACAAGTTAAATCATCAACAAACAATACAACAGCATTAGATGTTCAAAATGCAAGTGGAACAAGTAAGTTATTAGTAGATACTACAAATAATCATGTCAAAGCAAATGGTGTTCATGTTAATACACAATATGCACATTTTAACATTGGTAATAGTGTAAGTGCAAATTTTACTTTTGATAGACATTTTGCATTGCCTTTTGAAGGTTGTGTTCCACAAACACCATTTGAAATAGGAAGTGGTACAAACCCTGACACTTCATATACAATATCTAATGATGCACATAGTGTTACTTGTACTTATTGGTTTGTTATGGATAATATAACATATTAATTATTTTTTAAAACATTTAATTTAATTTTACAAACCTGATGAACTATCTAAAATAAATTCTACTGT